CTTGACTTGTTTCCGGTTGCGGTTGCGGTTGTTGATGGTTTATGTGATGAAGATGACGTGCCTGATGCGCCGGCTGCGCCTGTGGTTAGACTGGGTGATGTTTGGTTACTGGGTGATAGCCGGTTGATGTGTGGTAGTAGCACAGTTGTTACTGATGTTGAGCGGTTGATGGACGGACATCTTGCCGATCTTCTTATTACCGATCCTCCTTACAATGTCGCGTACACAGGCAAAACAAAAGACGCGATGACAATAGAAAACGACGCCATGAATGACGAGTCTTTTCGTAAGTTTTTATATGACGCCATGTTTTGCGCAAATATAGCGATGAGAGATGGAGCGTCTTTTTACATTTGGCATGCTGATTCAGAAGGGTATGTCAAGATGTCGGATTTAAAGTTCGGGAGTGTTTGATTTGGGTCAAGAACACACTAGTTATGGGACGACAAGATTATCATTGGAAGCACGAGCCATGCTTGTACGGATGGAAGAGTGGAGCTGCGCATTTTTGGAATTCTGATAGGAAGCAGACGACTGTATTAGAGTTTGATAGACAACAAAGAAATGATATTCACCCAACCATGAAGCCAGTTGATCTCATAGAGTATCAAATGCTTAACAACACTAAGTTGGGCGGCAAAGTTTTAGACCTTTTTGGTGGATCAGGAACAACGCTCATCGCAGCAACAAAAAACAACCGCAAATGCTACATGATGGAACTAGATCCAAAATACGTCCAAGTAATTCTTGAGAGATATAAAAAATTCACAGGCAAAGACCCACTACACGAAGAAAGCGGCAAAACCTACACAGAACTGCTATCATGCAATGAATTATCGCCGGAGGATATACAATGCCTGACAATACCCCGCACGTCCCAACAGATATCACACGCGCTGAAGTAACCGCGCTGATTAGCTTTGGCACAACACATGAAGATGTTGCGACATATCTTGAAATATCGAATGATACACTTACCAAGTATTACAGAAAAGAGATTGATACAGCATGCACTAAATCAAACGCAATGGTTGCAAAAGGATTATTCAATAAAGCAACAAAACAAGACGACTTGCAGGCGCAAATATTCTGGCTTAAATGCCGTGGACGATGGCGCACAGTCGATAAAGATGAATCAAAATCAGTATCTGATTCACTGATTGAAAAGCTGTTAGAGAAACTAATTGACTGATGAATTGATTAAAGCACTAAAGTCACTTCCGCTTTTCGCTAAAAACTTCTTGAACATCCGAACAAAGTCAGGACGTATCGAGCATTTTGTGCTTAATCGGGCGCAAGAATATCTGCACGAGCGTCTTGAAGCACAACTGAAAGCAACCGGCAAAGTGCGGGCTTTAATCTTGAAAGGAAGACAGCAAGGATGCTCAACATATGTTCAAGCAAGATTCTTTCATAAAGTCATAACGTCAAAAGGCAAGAAAGCTTTCATCTTAACGCATGAAGCGGAAGCCACTAAAAACCTCTTTAACATGACTAAACGTTACTATGATTCGCTTCCGGAGGGCTTAGCCCCCAAGCCTGATTCATCATCCGCTAAAGAACTCAATTTTAACTCTTTAAACTCTGGCTATTCAGTAGGAACTGCTGGTAACAAGGCCGTTGGACGCTCGCAAACAATTCAGCTCATGCATGCATCAGAAGTGGCCTACTTCGAGCATGCGGAAGAGCATGCGAAAGGTATCTTGCAAGCGGTCGCGGGTGAAGCAGGTACTGAGCTCATAATGGAATCAACAGCGAACGGGATGGGTAACTATTTCTACCAGATGTGGATTGCAGCAACGACTGGGCAGTCAGAATTTCAAGCCATATTTATCCCGTTTTTTTGGCAACCTGAATACAAAATGTACCCAAAGGTTGATTTTTACGGTAATTCTGAACCGATAATCTTGACCGATGATGAACAGTTGTTAATGCATGAGCATGGCGACAACGGGCTCACGCCCAATCATTTGCTTTGGCGTCGTAGTAAGCTTGGTGAGTTCAGCAATGACTACGCGACGGCAGTTGAATTATTTAACGTGGAGTACCCATTTACGGCGTTGGATGCTTTTCGTAATCCCGTGGCTGACAGGTTCATCAAGGTTGAGCTGGTTAATCGTGCGCGTAAGAATCGCGTTGAAAGTGACTCGCCATTGGTTATTGGTCTCGACCCGGCTATTACAGACCACGATCGCACGGCAATCATCAGACGCAAAGGCCGGCTAGTCTATGGACTGGAAACGCATTACAACCTCAATACCATGGAAATAGTAGGCTTAATCCGGCGCATCATAGATAAAGACAGGCCAGTTAAAGTGTGTATTGATTGCATCGGCATAGGTGCTGGCATTGTCGACCGCTTGCATGAACTGGGATATGACTTGGTTGAGGGTGTCAACGTGGCACGTAGCGCAAACGATAAAGACAAATTTCGTAACCTGCGCGCTGAACTTTGGCACGATATGCGCGAGTGGCTTGCGCAAGACATGCCTGTTGAGATTCCGGACAGCGACGAACTGCTTGGTGACTTGACTAGTCTTGGTTATAAGTTTGATTCGAGTGGCAGGCTACAAATTGAAAGCAAAGACGAATTGCGTAAACGTGGCATGAAATCACCTGATTGCGCAGATGCTTTGATGCTGACGTTTACCATGGGCGACTATTTTACCGCTGGTGGATATAAACCTAATCGTATGCCCGAACATGCAAACAAGATGTTCACCTGAATTTGTGGCACAATTGGGATAAAAATCACAAGGATAGCCCATCATGGTAAAGAAAGCTGAGAAAATAACAAAAGAAGCTCGAATCAATGCTGAGCAATGGCGTCAGACATGGCAATCAAACATAAATCAATATCACGAATTCCATGACTTTGTTCTAGGTCGTCAGTGGACAGACGACGAAGAAGATATGCTGAATACTTTCAAGAAAGTTCCGCTGCAATTCAATAAGCTTGCGACCATGATTAACAATTTGTTGGGCGAGCAACAACAAAACACACCCCAGCTGCAAGTTGTTCCGATGGAAAACTGTGACGATGAAACGGCAGAGATACGTGAGCTAGTCGTTAAAGACCTGATGTTCTCAAGTGGAGCTAAGACAGCTTATCAAGTTGCGGCAAGTCAAGCTTTTATCGGCGGCTTCGGTGCGTTTTGTATTGGCACAGATTACAGTTATAGCAAGTCTTTCGACCAAGATATCACATACAAATACTTTAAAGATGCGACGCGTTGCTATTGGGATTCATCAGCTGAGACTATTAACAAAACTGACGGCATGTATTGCGGCTACTTAAGCCGAATGAGCCGCAAGAAGTTTAAGCAGATGTACGGCGAAAACATAGAAAGCAAGATTCTTGTCGATGAAAAGATATTCGCTAACAAGCAGGAGGTTGCTTTAGTCAGTGATCCAACAGCTAATGGTGGCACGTTCAATTGGGCTGATAATGAGTCGGTTACAATTCAAGACCATTACGTTCGCAAATCACGACTCGACACGCTTTATAAAATGTCAAACGGTCGCATATTAAATCAAGCAGAACTTGACTTGATGGTAGAGTCGTCAGCAACGCATATACAGAACATGCAAGAACAACAAATGCAACAGATGCAACAACAAGGTGGAGAGCAACAGCAACCCGAAGGCGAAGGCCAAGAAATGCCAGGCCAAGGTCAGCCAGAACCTTTCGCGCCAATGCTAACGCCTCCGGCTGATGCTCAAGAGGAACCAGAACAAGAACGTCAAACATTGTACGATGGTGACGAACCGGTACGCATTGAAGACAAGCGGCCGAATAAAACTTATTACGTGAAGCATTACAAGATTGCGGGTGATTACGTGCTTGATGAGACTGAGTTTCCGGCCACACAATTACCGCTTGTGTTTGTTGACCAAAGCAGTTATTACGACAAGAATGGTCGTCAAATATGCCGGCCGTTCTTGATTGACGCTCGTGATGCGCAACGGTATATCAACTATTTAGGCACGCAATCGGCTTACGTTCTGAAAGTATCACGTTACGACCAATGGATAGGCAGCAAAAAGAATGTGAGCAGCAATGACACGGCGGCGGAATGGCGTGATCCTTTATCAATCCAAGGCATGCTAACGTATGACGAATCACCGAACGGCGACAGGCCGACACAAATTCAACCACCAGAATTGTCGCAATCACTTTTAACGCAATATCAAAGGGCGATTGATGACCTTTATACATCCACTGGACTATATCCTACCCGCATGGGTGACCAAGGCAACGAGGTATCAGGTGCGGCTATCGACGCAAGAACTCGACAAGGTTCTTACTCAACGTATACAGCGTTCAACTCAATCAACCGTGCCATATGCGTGGGTGGTGAGATTGTTAACGAAATGATTCCCGTTGTTTATGATGCCGAGCGCGTTCTAGCACTCATGACACCGGATGAAGGCATGAAAAACATCACAGTCAACAAAGAAATGGATGAGTACGGTGAACGAATTGAAAACGATATCCGAAAAGGTACGTTCCAAGTTCGATTAATGCCGGGT